TAAATGAATCTATAGAACTTGGATAAGCCATCTAAACCACCTATACTCGACCGTATTATTTTAAAATTTCTATAGATACGCTAGTTAAACTTGCGTACTCATTAGAGGCTATCACTACGTCGCTGGTAGGCTCAGTCAAAGTCACTGATGATACCCCATCTACATTTTGAATAGCAGTTATGATTTTTGATAAAGGCACATCTGTGCCCAACTTTATCGCGGAGTCATCCGTACCTGTCATATTGAATAGTGCATTCAATGATGTAATAGCTTGAGTCTGCACTACTACCGGGTCGTAAGCATCGTAAACTTTAATCTTACCAATAACGGAAACGTCTTTTTTCTCAGGACTCTCCACAGTAAACAAAGTAGCGTTAACTTTACTTTTAAGGAGTTCTTCCCGAACCTTAGTGTTTAAAGCATCCGAGGGTTGTCCGTTTTCGCCAACTACATAAACCTTAACATTGAAAAAAGACATACTACTGTCAGTGTTGTAATCGACAGCATAAGCCCTTAAGACCCCGCCTACATTTAGAGATAATGCCTCCCAGTCAGCGAGAGTGACCGCTCTCCGCAATGTTTTAAAAGTGCTGGGGTATCGCCTTCTAGCTCTTTCAATGGTCTCGTAATCAGACCCGCCAGTAGAAGGCATCGCATTTGTAATACTTAGGGAAGCCACCTCACCATTCGCATCATTGACGGAATTTAGGCTAGTCAAAGTGTTAGCGTTTACATGACCACCGATACCTAGAGTCACTAAAAAGCTAACGAAAACCTTAGCTCCCACAGGAGGGATTTTACCTTCGACGCCGTCTCCAAACTCCACCAAGACACGCTTGTCCGAAGTATAAATTACCCGATAAACAAGGTCAGTGTTCGCGTGGCCTACAAAAGTATTATTTGTAGCTTGAGACCACATCACATTATCAACTAAAACTTCGACTTGACCATCCGCTATATACTGCCTTGGCAGCACTACAGCGTAGTAAGGTTGTCCATTTGCAGCTATTGATAGCTCTGACCAAGTCCCTTGGACTGCGGGTATGGTGACTGAGGTAGTTGTAGATGTAAAAACGGCAGATGAGCTAGTCGCAAAAGCAATTTTCTCGCTAGCACTGCTATTAATTATCGTCTTTCTGGGGACTGTTATTTCAGTCGTGCTAGTGTCTGCCCTAGATATGGTTACATTTACTACTTCAGGTGTAGGGTTCTTAGGCTGGTACCCAATAAGTTTCAGCAGAGAGACCAAGCTGGCTCTCTCTTCCAAGGTGTCGATATAAGACTCAGCAGCAGTCCGGTCTAACGTAAAATTAGACATTTCAGCAACTGCGGCCCACTGATCCAGTAAAAATCGGCCTTCATTGCTCTCTAAAAAGTCATTTACATTTGGAAGAGACTCAGTAGCGTTCTGTAGATTTGTCCTGAGGTCCGCTAAAATAGTGGCAAACTCTCTACTAGTGTATGCAATAGAAGTAGCCATTTTAAGACCTACCTGCCCTTAGAAGAACAAAACTATTGGCGTCGATTTGCAGTTGCATGCCGACTTCTTCTCCGACAGTCATAATCATGTATTTAATATACATGTTTAACTGCGATTCTGATATACCGCTACGGACATCTAGCACTTTAATTCGGGGTTCCCAAAGATTTAATGAGTCCCAGACGTACTGCTCAGCCATAGTCGCAGTGGCGTTATCTGCTGGCTGAAATAGAACCTTCCAAAGGTCGCTTCCGAAGGTAGGCGCAAACAGACGTTGACCCTTCTTAGTCAATAAAATAGTGATAATTGAATCAAAGATTAAGTCTTCTTCTAATTTTATCTTTGGGTATTTATAAGATGCTGTAGGAAGCCCAATACCCTTAAACGGGATCTGCTCTACGCCTGTCTCTGTTGTTTTTAATTCAGCTGTTGGCATCTTAAATCTCTAGTAGTTCAGTCACCCGCAAAAACGGTATCGGAAGCGACTGTTATGACACCACCGTTGCCACATTTGTCACCAAGCCTTAAAACTTTTTTCTTTTCTCCGTGAGCAAAGACTGTCTCAGTAGAGACGATTATTTTAGTGCCGTCAGTAGAGCAGGTGTCTCCATCCACAGCTATAATTCGTTTATCAATAAAAATATCTTCGGGGTTAACCGGCTTATTATTTTGGTCTCTTTCTCTTACTATAGAGCCTACAGATCCGCTTGGATGGACTATAGTGTCGCCTTCTCGTGCAACTGCTTTTGAAGCCATTTTTACCTCGTCTTAACTCTACATGACGCTTTAATAGATACTTATAAGTATGGGTAAAACTAAGGATTTAGATAGATTTTCTTACCCTCTAGTACTACTTTAGCACCACCAGCCGCCTCTAGTACGACAGTGCCATCTTTGATTTCCAAATGCGCTGCGGACTCACCACCGCCCTCAGGGGTGGCTTCTTCAATGCGGACGGCCTTATTGTGTTGAGTGAAGGCACCAGACTTATCCTTTGCTTTTCTGCCATCGGTACCCCATTTACTCTCATGCGCCTCTAGCTTCGCTACCCATGGTTGCTTATTTAGATATTTATAAGCCGCATAGATTTTCTCACCCTCGCCGGGTATCAACGGTATCCCAGTAGTGGGGTCTGGCGGTCCTTCCCACTTTAAAGCACCTATGGTGCCAGTAGTGTAATTGATTAAGCCGACACCATCCCCAGTCAAGTAACCCTTAGTCAAACTACTATCTTGAGATTTGTCTTTAACCCTTAAGGGAACCTTTATCTGGTATTGGTAGTTTGCGGTGATATAGGCACTTGGGCCGGGAGGAATGTCCCAGTCAGGTGGGTTTTTTATCTCCCCAGTCTCATAAACAACATACCCGCCAACTGGAGTCTTATTTTCGTTGTTACTTATGAATGCGTTCGATCCGTCATCTATAAGACTAATGCTATTGGCTACTGCTTTGTATGTAGCAGTAATCTCTACTCCAGTGGGGATATCTTCAGACCAAACCGGCATCGACAAGATAGTACCGTCAGCATAACAGATCTTACCACCTGCGGTTTCTGTAGTAGAAGATTCCGTGTCCCCGCCTCCGGGCAGACTAAATGTCCCTTCACCATTATCTCCTACAGAGTCAAATAATCCGTAACACTTTACGGTACTCTTTAGTTCTCCATTATCTTCTACTTCTGTAGGAACTAAAGCTTTTAAAAATACCGAACCTTTAGATATATTTAACTCGGAAAAGTTATTTAATTTTGGCTGATTAGTACCATCACCTACACCCAATACTTCGTCCTGAACTTCAATGCTCTCAGTCGCATTGATTACTAAAGATCCGGGCACAATGTTACCAAAACTTAATTTCTTTTTAAGGGCAGGCTTACTTCTACCATCAGCGCCAAAATTTGGGTTGTTTAATGACTCACCCTCTATGCTGTTATCTCCCGCTATAGGAGCACTGATGGTCCAGATTTCCACACTACCCGGCACAATGGCACCTGAAGATACGCCCCCAGATGGCAAATCAGATCCGCTGGCAGCGCCGCTGCCCTCGGCCACGCCGTGAGCTAAAAGTTCCAGCGGAGGCTGCTCCGTCCCATCGCCAATGCCTATTGTAATAGGTAAAGGTGGCCCTACGGCAACATCCCCCTCACCTAAAATGGAAAGCTTACCACCTACTCCGTCTATCTCAGCGGTACCCCCGTAGGTACCGTACTTGGGGGACATCGTGAACTTCTGATCCGAAAGACCTTGAAGTACGATGCCGACTTCGCCAACCGCGTACTCCTCTAAACCTTCGACCGAGTTCCCCCATTTTTGGTAGATATTTTTAGCGCTTCCGGTATCTGGGAGAGGTTCTTCAATTCCTTCGTTTCTAAGAGTACCTAAAGTGCGTCTATTCCAGTTACCCTCGTTTTTGCTTTCGTTTACTGGGCATAAGAAGTGAAGCCCCTGTCCAAGCCTATCGACAATGGTCAATTCTTCTTCTTGAGCCTCATCAACTGCATAAATAGAATGACCCCTCGTAGTACTTGCGAAGACCCTGACAAGTGGTTCAGCTAACGACCTTTTATACCAAGACTCTGGCGGGGAGTCATTTCCATTAGGCTTAATGTAGGGCAGGCCACTACTCTTCACAGAACCACCTAAAGTACCTTCACCAACACTTAAAGGGAATATTCGGTCACTACCAAAGTCGTCGTTGGTATTGGTAGCCACATCATCCTTCTCCATTTCCCTATATTGCCCACCATCTGACACTTTCTCTTGAAATTCGTAACCACCTCTAATATCTTTAGTGTCATGTGGGAGAACCCCATAAATCACCCCCAAGTAAATTGGGTACTCGGGGTCGCCCTGCCTAAACCCGATAATTACGGTGTCTCCTACCTCTGGCACGACAAAGGTACCCGGCATGGCACAAGGCCAAGCCCAAGGAAGAGAAGAAACAGGTGCTGCCCCCGTGCTATACTCTGTGTCTTTTAGTTCTATTCCGGTAAGATCGTTTTTTAATGGGATACGGACCTTTATTCGGCCAATGTTGAGAGGGTCAGCAGTGTAAGCAACTTTACCCTCGTACAGACCGTCAGATACTGAAGACCCAATACGACGCTTTATTTGACCTACGGTTACTGGAAGCTGCGCCCCAGCATTAGCGTCATTTCTATCTAACGGCACAATAAAACCTTACTTCCAGATGTCTGCAATAATTACGTCGCCAGTAGTTGGAGGTTGCCCAAAAGTTATTACAGCCCCAGAGATTGAGTACTCTCGAACCTCAGTAGTAGCTGAAGCTGATTGTTTGAACCTTAGGCCATTAACGTAAACTGCTACTTTGTTTTCGGCAGGAACATGGCTTAACGTAAAGTTTGTCGTTGAGTTGTTAGGCGCAGGAGTTACTGTAGTGTTTAGGTAGACTACATTGATATTGTCTTGATCAACAATAACGTCATTGTGTGAGACTGTTAAAGAACTGTCTATGACGGTATCGATCCTGATCCTGCCCGGTTCTGCATAAAACTGAACTTGACCATTGGTGTCAGTAACTAAAGGTTGTTGAATTAAGCTAGGACCACTTCCTGAAACACTAGTGTAGATAGCTTTTAAGTTACCGGAGCCTAATCCAGCATCGCCAAGTTCGTAAACATACACATTTACGAAGCTTGCTGGAACTAAAGCCTGCTTAACATTTTTAGTTGCTACATAAGTGTAAGGATAAAAAGCCATATCAACCTCTGCTACTACCTAGTGTTTAGATTATTGGAGACCTTTAAATTAGTTAAATCATCGGCCTCAGATTTGTTAAACCCAGTAAAGTTTGGGATTTGTAAGGTGTTACGTAACAATTCCAAGTAAGTTAAGTATTCACCACCTTGAATCACATGCCTAACTTCAGCAACCATCCACTTTCCTGAGGTATAGTGCAAGCCACGCTTAGCGTACAATTCCCTTGGCGTCGTAGGCCTATTGAGAAATATAGACCCTAGTATACCTTGAGTGGAATCTACTAAGTAGTCCCAACCCAGAGCATCTCTTGAACCAGCCGGATTAAATACTTCGATGGAGATGTCTACATTCATACCAGCGCGTACTTTAGGGTCTCCAAGAACCACCATTTGAGCCGTAAGCGCAGCTAAAGATCCAGATTGCCTGAAAGACTGTGCAGCACCTAATTGCTCTTCTTTATTTTTGTCAGGGCTGCTGTTTAAAGTAGTAGGGCTGACCGTTTTTGATAAAACCCCTTCAGGTCCGTCTTCTTGATAAGTTGTTTGGGTCGGTAACCCGCTACCGGGAAGAGAATTGCTATCTGAGTCCGTCGATTGAGACTTACTAGAAATAGGCTGTTTACTAACCATATCAGTCCCAGCAAGGACAGCTGAAACGCCGCCGAAGAGAGCAATCAACTGACCGTTAACGACAGGCTCAAATCTTAATACCGTGCCTAAGCGACTCCTAGTGTAAGAGTAAGATCGGCCAGAAGGGGCATTTAATACGGGTGGGTGAAAGTGTAATGTAGATGGCTTTGTAGAACTGTCTAAATAAACAGTGTACGCACTTGAACCATCGGAATTTGCTGCGATAGGCGCAAGTTTTTCTCTTAGGAAAGTTATGTCATCCTTACCTGTCTGAGTTACAGGCCTGTCAGCTAGCTCATTGTTAACCGAAGAGTCATAAGAAAGTAAGGGTTTAGTCGCTTCCGTGCAGGCCAGCCAATTGTGCTCAGCGCAAATTGTCTCCACTATACCCAACTCTTGTATCGACATATCACCATCACCTACCATGGATTGGATAACTGGGACTGTATCAGCTGTTGTTCCGCTAGCGATAACTCTACCTGTATTATCTTTATCTTTCACATGTGTTTTAGTCTTGCTCTCTAGTGCCGCCAGCGCGGAAGCGTCTGCAAAAACTAAATCTATCTCTACCCCGTAACCTAAAAATCTAGGTTGATAGTTTTGCAAATACATTTCCCTTCGAGGAGCTATAAATTCTTTCAATGGGTCTATTTTAATAGACTCGGAACCCATGGACCCCGGAAATATTGTCCCAAATAGGCTGTCATCCTCAGCTATTTCAGCACTCGAAGGAGCATAGCCAAAGATAATTTTCACATTGTCGAGCGGGTCAAAGTCTGAAACAGCTAAACGGGTAGCGCTTTCCGAATCGTATTGAGGGTTCCCTACACTGTCTACCTCAGTACTGTTATCTCCACTAACTGCGTTAACTATTACGTCCCCACCAGTATCGAAAAGCCTAGCTCTAGCAGTGGAAAGTCCCCCCAACCTTTCGTGTAGTTCAAAGTAAGTTAACCATCTAGGCCTGCCGCCGGGGTCGCCAGACGCTAAGTCAAAGGATGCCGTGCCTTTTTTGGGTGTGTACATAATTGATATGTACGGGGAATAAGGAGATCTAGGGATATAAGCTGTGGATGCCTTATTGCTGGACGTAGTCTCCCCGTTTGTAGCATTGTTTGTGATAATTGTGCAGGGATGGCTGCCTAGAGATGGAAAAGAGCTAGGGCTAGGTGGTGCGGGGGCCTCTTCTACATCTCCCCCCGATATTTCTACATACTTAGCCCAAACTTCATCTACGTAACTTTGATTTCTATAATTTCCGGTCTCAGGGTCGATACCAATAACATTGCCAGCGTTGTACGCAGCTAAAAGGCACTCGTAGTCACCATTTGAACAACCTACAACAATGCCCCTAGTAGCTAAGTAGGCTGTACCGAACTTAATTGATAGTTCAGGAGTGGCGAGTGCCGGTGAGTAGTAAACCTCTCTAAGATCGTCTCGAACTAAGTCACTAGGAGAATAACCGACATCAGTTGCTGCATCTAGGCTAACCTGCATAGGGCCGTGAGCAAAATGGTTATTATCCCAATTAACTTGATACGGCTTGCCGCCTTCTTGAAGGAAAACAGCCTCTACAAAGTTTGGGTCTAATCCGTACTCGGACGCTTCCTTGAGAATTAAGGATTTAGAAAAAGCATCGGCTCTTACCATGGCACTTAAAACGCCCCACCAACAATACTGTAAACCCTATTGAATGAAGGTATCCTTAACATCCTGCCCACTTCAGGGTCCATTATTGGGTTCTTTATTTCATTGGCCAAAGCAACTACCCACCAGAGTAGTGGGCTTTGATATTTTTCTAACGCGATTAAGTCTAACCGATACTCTTGGCCTGCCGATACTTTGTGGAAAGTGTCGTCTTTGGAAGGTGCAAATGAATACTTATTGTAGGGAAATCTACCGTAAGCTGGACCTAAGTCTAGGTACAAAGAACTCCTTTGAAACCTAGAAGTTTTAGGTAGAGCTATATTATTTACAGCAGAAGATTTTTCCTTGTCAGCCATTTAATTTACCTAACTAAAAAATTTCCCCTGCGTCGATATTACCTATACCTAGTAGACCCGCTTCAGACTTATCTAAGAATCTATCGTTACCATTCCTGACTTCTCTGGAACCCGGAGGACCGCTTCCTACATTTAAGTTTGTCTCTTGTAGAGAGACATCGACTTGCGCCCAAAACGGGTACATGGAGTCATTTAAAAGGTAAGACAACGGAACGTTAAACCCCGGAGGAATAAAGTCCAATAGTTCCGCAGGGTTTATAGATGCTTCAAACTCGATCCCAAAAAAAGATGCCGCTGCTGTAATGACAGGAAACTCTTGAGAAGAGGCCGGTGCCTTACCCCAAGGTCCGTGATATCGAACATCAACTCTAGTACACACGCAACGGCTGCTCAACCAAGAGCCTACCTGCAAGACTAAAGTAGGTGGGACTTTCGGAGTATCGACTTGCGCGTAGTCTGGATAGACCCAGCTTCTAACTTGACGGATCGGGTCAACAACATCAGTTTTGGGGTTGTTAGTAGCCGCAAATGTTAGAGGGAAATTAAAAATGCGAGGCCCTGAACCTGCGTAACCTAGAATAGGCTCTGACCTGCCAAGGATTGGGGTGTTCTGATAGTTAGCCGCCTTACTTTCAGTAAACATGGTCGGCATGTACTTAAAATTAATCCTGTCGCCCGTGGTGAGGTCAAGCAAGAATGCATCATCATTATCTTGAACTGAAAAACTTAACGGGCCAAAGGTTACAGATCTATCAGGCATCAGTTAGCTCCATTACCAATGTTATTTAATTGAGTCATCGAGGGGGATGGGTTCCCCCCAACTCTGGCGCTATTAGCCTGAGACACTGCAATCTGAGACATCGTCTGTGTCTGTTGTTCTTGACCTTGCGCGATCTTATCTAAAGCGGCCACTATAGCATCATTGTCGGGAGCCATGCTTTGGCCGTTTTCAGACGACCCTGAGCCTTGAGGTTCCGGCGCATTATTAGGCCTTGGGCTAGGAGGTGTACTTGGCATGCCCCTTCTCATTGGACCGCTACTACCGCTATCCGGCATGCCAAGTGCGCCAGCCCTTCGAGACGCAGGGGTTGGGGCAGGAGTGGGGGGGCTTTCAGGTGTGCCCTCATCGCTGCCTCCTGCAAAGAAGTCAATAACACTTCCAGCAGTTTCAACTACCGCCGAGGTTGCCGCCATTGCAGTCTCAAATCCGGGGATTTTTTGAATAGCTTCGACTAGCCAATCAACGACACTTTTAAAAGTGTTTTTTATACCTTCGCCAAGAGCATTAAAACCAACCTTAACTGGGTCTATAAATAAACTCTCAAAAACAGCATAGACGTTAGTTGCGACTTTTGACATAGACTCACCAAATTTACTAAAAGACTCTGAAACACCCTCAAACATTCCCTCCCAGTCTACACCAGCAGCCCACTCCCCTAGAGTTGAACCAAGGCTATCACCAAGAGTTGCACCTACTTGAGAGCCTATCATTGTGCCTATTGGTCCGAAGGCAGAACCTAACGCAGCGCCTGCGGCACCGCCGACAGCCATGCCAACACCACCACCAACTGCGCTAAATTTATCTTCTCTGGTAGCGTCCGGGTCTTCAAAAGTACTTCTAATACTACCAGCCGCTTGAAGCGCCCCGACACCAGCACCAATAACTCCACCCCTTATAGCGCCACCTCTGAGGTTCATCCCTACCTTCTCACGGAAAGTAGCACCCCTAGCTGGTGAAGTTCTGGAGACACCACTTTGAGGGTCTCTCATGGTACCCCCAGATCCGGGCACAGTTTGTGCACCCATACCAAGGCTTTTAATGAGCGTACTAGCGCCCGGAATCATCTTTACGATATGTCCAAGCTTATCCGCGAACTGTGATATCAAACCCAAGCTAAGAGCAGCTGTTAGTGCAGCACCAACTCCTTGGAGAATACCCGGCAGTTCCTTAAATTTATCTACTAAAAAACCAACACCTTCAAATGCAACATCAATGCCATTTAAAAAGTCTGTTAACGGCTCCCTAACAACATTAGAGATTTTTTCAAATAATCGAACAAATTTAGAGGAGATTTTACCTAAAGCACCACCTACGGTGTTACCCCACTCTCTCCAAACTTTGTCTAGTATCGCTCCTCTTTCTTTGGCCTCGGCCATTCTTTTATTGTAAGCTTCCATCTCTTTTGTGAGAGATGTGCCGCCCTCCTTCATCCGCTGGATACCGCCAATTAAAGCTTGTACGTCACTTACAGAACCACCGAATAACTCCTGAAGATAATTGGCTGGCATACTAAGTACTAGTTTTTGCGTACCTTCATCCAGCTGATCAAGCATCTTAACCATCCCTGTGGCGTCACCCTTAGCTAGATTTTTTAAAGCTTCTTCTGCCGCCTTGCTATCGCCACCTACTTCGACAAGAATAGCTTTAAGTCGGTTAAACGACACACTCAACGGATCTACATTTATTTTTGCGAGAGAGTCCGTGAGACTTTGGGCCATGCCCTCTGACATGCCACCTACTTTTCTGAAGGTACTCTCTATAACGAGTAATTGCGCCCCTAGCTTTTGTACCCCCGCCTCGGCCACCTCAGGGTCTTTTCCGAGTTTAATCATATTCTCTCGCATTTTAGAGAGAGCTTCTGAATTTCTAGAGAAAGATTCAGCCATTTGGTCAAAGCTAGTACCAAATTGCTGTCTAATAACTACAAAACTATCACCAAGAGACTTCGCTGACTCTTCAGTAGTTGCTAGACCTTTTTGCCTAAACGATTCTAACGCGCTTTGAGCTTTCCTTGCTTCTACTCCAAAAACATCACCCATTTTCTTAGAAAGTTCCGCGAAGCTACTTGCTAGTTCTAAGTTGTTATTACCCGCTTGCGCCGAAACTGCTAAAAGGTCGTTGATCGCGCTCGCTGTCGAGTTAACAGCTTCCGCAGACTTCATTGATGCAGCAAATATTACGTCTTTAGTTTTATTGAAGCTTTGCCCTACTTGAAAAAGTTGTTCGTCAAGCTCTACCGTTTTTTCAAATAAAGCCTCTATGCCAAAGGCGGCAGCTAGTCCCGCAAACATGCCCTTTAATTTAGGGCCAAAGTCAACCATGTCGCCAAAGCTTTTGTTTGTATCTTCAACTTCTCTATCAAGTTTATCGACGGAGTTAGTAAGCAGGTTAGTTTCTTTGTTCAGGTCAGATAAACCTTGACGGGACTCAACGAAGCCCTCATTCATTTTCTTACGCTGCTTCTCTAACTCTTGATTAAGCTTCTGGGAAAACTTTACTGCGTCCTTAGATGCCGCTCCGGGTATGCCAACGCCCGGATTCTTGTCTAGCTCTTTTACTAGCTCCCCTAAGGAGTCAAAGGTCTTGTTGAAAGTCTTTTGAGTTAACCCTACAGATTTTTCAATCTCAGAGGCTAGGCCCTTCATGCTGGTTTGAAGTTCGCGCAACTGGCTCATTGCTTCAGAGCCATCAATACTGACGAGGAATTGCATTCCCTTGTCAGTTACATTTACGCCGTTAGCCATATAAATTCACAGACCTTTACACACTTATAATAACAGTTAGTTAGACCCTATAGTTGGATTTAAGATTACCCTGAGCTTGTTTTTGGTGATGGGCCTTTACCCGGCCCCGGTACGAACTTCGCAGGCTGGCCCCCTCTTAGGCGTGCCGCTGGATCTTTGGACCCATAGGCCTCGCCTTCCATGGATGGCCGTAAGAGGTCATTTCTGCCTGATTTAAAGCCGTCTGAGGGTTTCCCAGAGGCATCACCATTGGCTTCCTCCTGCTGCTCTTTTTCTAATTTTCTTTGTTTTAATAATAACTCTAAAAATGCCCGTCTTTCCCAAGGGGGCATGTCTTCAACGTCACCATAAGTGATTCCGGGCACGTTGTAGACCAAGGCGAATTCTTCCTCATAAATAGCGGACGCCTCGGTTCCCGCCGGGACGAAAAAACTCAACTTGCATTGGAAGCATCATAGTCCCAGTGTACCCGCACTTGGGACATCGGTACTCAATGTCAGTATCTACACCGCAGTCATTCTCAGAAAGCGCGTTTCGTATAGCCACGCCATCTCTAGCAGGCAGCTTTTCGTACAAAGCACATATCTGCTTCATAGACTCAGCGTCTTCGTTAACAATCTCAGCCTCTTCATCCTCAGGATTAGGATTAATTGAGACAATTTGTTTTGCTATACGGTAGGTGTAAGAAGGGTCGCCTTGTTTTTCCGCGTTAATATTACGGTAGGCTCTCTCGGAGTACCTTGCGATGTCTTTTTCATCCGACCCTCTAAGTAGTCGAAGTTTCACGACCCATTTAGAGTAAGGTAACTCAACCGCAATAGGCTCTTCAAAACCATCCTTTAAAGAGATGACCGAAAGATCCTCTGGAATCTGCACTTCCTGTCGGGACTTCGTGTTGCAACTTTCGCATTGTAATGAGAACTCATAGTCCTCACCCAGCGACACTGCGCGAATGGCCATAATCAAATAAGCGCGGTCACCAACAAGAAAGTCATCAGCTTTCATTGTGCCAGCGCCTTCTACGCAGCGATTGATCAGAGTGTCAATAATAGACATGCCAGCATTTGTGCCAGCCGAAGCTATCATTTTCTCTTCTCTGGTAGTCATTGGCATGATCTGAACTCGACCCCCAATGACCTGCCCATCATAAAGTAACCCTTTAGATGGCAATGTAATATCAGAACCTAAACCTAAAATTTCTCTATCCATAGTTATCTCCTTACTTCCATGGTTAAGCTTATATATGCGAAAAGGGCACTACGCTATTGTAGTGCCCTTTTCTTTAGAGAATGTAAAAATAAATACTTACTCCTTTATCAAGGCAGCTAGTATCTATATTTTAGAATACTGCTTCCGCTCTGTCGTAACGAACGGCTAACTCGATCATGACCTGTCCTGAAGAAGTCATGTCCAAGCCATTAGCTGCGGCGTTCACACGAATTGGCCAGCAGCCATGCAGAATCCACTGACGTTGGAACTCAGTAGAAGTTGCTCCAGCGGACTCATCGTAGTTTGGCGGGAAAAGAACAATACTAGCTTGCTTCTTGTACCCTGAAGCTAAGCCAATGGCTCCGGTAGCCGGATCATAGACCTGACGACGCCACTCTAGAAGTTGAGCAGCAACGTCCTGATCAATAAAATCTCGGCAAATTAAACCACCGGCTTCCCAAAGGGCACGACCAGCAACGTACACTACTTCGTTACCATATGGGATAGGGACTTCTTCGTTATAACCTGTAGGTAAAAACCCTTGAACAAGTGAAAGGGCGAGAACTTGTGAATCAGCATCCCCACCAATCCCACTAACCTCAAAAGACCAGTTATGTTGTCTTTGAGGCTCGAACCCGCCAGCTTGCGTGGCTAAATGTTGAGTCGCTCTTGTATATAGTGGCATGACTTATACCCCCGTAATTCCTTTGTATTAAAGACTACCAGTAGTAGATGTCTCAGTGAACTCGCTAGACTGGGAAGTCACAATGAAGTTCAAGACAATAATTTCAGCAGTCTTGGTGGGCTTGATGAAGATATCACCGACAGCTTGGTTCTGCTCGATGACATCTGGAGTGTTTGTCGATTCATCCATAACTACTCGGTAGTCAACGATGCCCCGACGTGCTTGAACTCCATCAAGAACTGGGCTGACGATATTAGTAAACTTACGCCACATGGACGAGTCGTTTTGCTCAAAGACAAGGCCAATTGCTGCTCGATCAATGACTTGGCGTAAGAAAATAAGTAGACGCCTTACATTAATTCGATCTAAAGCAGTTGGGAGTCGCTGAAGTGTACGCTGACCCCAAACAACAATCCCCGTACCACGGAAAGTAGCAATCGGATTGATTGCATTACCTTGAGAGTAGAGAGCGTCACGCTCACCCAAAGTTGGACGGAATTGAGCTTGAAGCACGTTCTTAACAGCACCGCGATTAAGACCTGCTGGAGCGTACCACTGCTCACTAGAATAGTCACTCTGCGCGATAGTTTCCGCAGCAATAGCCGAAGGTGGCAGATATAGCTTTTGGGCGTTCAACCCGTCCATTACCTGCACCCAAGGCCAAAACATCGCTGCATAGCTTGAGTTAAGTGAAGTTGTAGGTGCGTCTACTAAACCAGATACACCGTTGTGCCATTTGATTACGCCATCAGCAGATTTAATGCCGCCAGTGCCTGCACCGTCAATACCACCCTTCGAGGGAGGGTCAACCAAAGCCAAGCAATCGCCCCGCTTTTCAGCAACGTCGATTAAAGCTGTTACAACCGATGCTGTTGACACAGCTGGCACTGCCAAAAGGTTCACATTGGTAACTTCTGCATCTCGGTAGATCTGCAACCCTGTGGCTTCTTGAACAGCGTCCTTAGGTTGTCCGACATATAAAGCGTCTTTTTCTGAGGTTGTGGCGGCGGCTGGAGGTAACCCGTCCAATCCACCGGTAAGTGTGTGGCCTGAAATACTAGCAGTATTAGCTGGAAGCTGCTTACCCGGTAAAGTAGTCAGTACCCAAGTAGGGTTAGCGCCAGTGTTTGACCACTGAGCAACTGGGATTGATTTAATCAAACGAAGGTCAGCAGTAGAAGCCCCCGTTTCAGTAGGAGAAACCGATTTACTTAAGTAAATATTAACATGGCTAGCGTTAGCAGAAGATACTGCGCCACTACCTACTGTGACTGTGACTTGTCCATTGCCATCAACGTACACACCTTCGGTAGTCCAAAATGAGGTTAAACCGATTGCTGTGGTTGGCGATACAACAGTGGTTTCACCGCCGTTAGCGCCAGTAAACGAAACTCCGCAGCGCACCCAACCGGGCTTTGAGGTAGAGCCATCCGTAGGCGCATCGCCATTAAAAAGCCCCAAACCGGGAGTTGCACTGACTGTAAATGTGTCTGAACCACCAATTTCCGGTTCGTCGCTGGTTGTAGTCGCATCACTTTTCTTAGCAGTGTTAGTAGCTGGACCACTTATTAGGTCAAAAGAGATAAACTCACTAGTGCTTCGAGTAATTCTCTTAAGAGCATCTTCACTCGTACCATCAGCAGACTTATCATGAGGGTTAGATGCTACCCCATCAAAGACCTCAACCTGACTAACTATGGAAGTAGTTACAGGCGATATCAAGCTAACCGTGTACTTCTTGGTAGGCTTGTCAGCGGTTGTGTCGCCACCATCGGCAACCCCTACTTTTAATCGGTTACCAAGTGTGCCTTTGTACTTAGCAGAGACTTTGTAAACATTTGAAGACGTGTCGAACGGTAAAGTTGTAACGTCACGCGGCGCCTCCATATCATTTTTACTTTGATTTGAGGAAAGCAAACCATACGTGCCACCAGCAGTACGCATGTAAATGTTTGCGGACGGCAGGTCAGCGCCGGTATGAGGATTCGTTGGCCAAGCTCCAGTGAAATCAAAAGTTAACTTGTGAACACTGCCGCCACCCGTCCCAGTTGCTTGCGATACTTCGGTAGTACCGATAGTGGTCTCACCACCGTTACCATCGTTAAAGCTAACAGCAAACTGGAAAGTAGTACTTTCAGGCAAGAAACCACCCGAAGTGACTGTACCTGTAGTTATCGCCTGAGCGGTGGTAGGGTTGGGAATATTAACTGGGCTAGTAGTATTAGTGCTCGGGGGCGCGATATTGGTGGCTCTACCCTTAATAAAACCAGTGGATTTAGCAGCCGCGCTGGTAGGGTTAGTAGCTACATCTAAATCAGCCACCCGTACAATATAGCAACGACGGCCAGACCTGAGGTACCGCGAAGCCGCATAAACCATTGGCTGTGCCGGGTACTGATCATTTGTCTCACTATAAGAAGAAACAGGCACACCAACGGCAGGGCCGAAATTCTTGGACAATTGACCAGCATTAGTGACTAAACTAGGTGCCGTAACATTATCATCAGGGTCGCCCGCAATAGGCCCCCAAGTAGCAAAACCAACTACCCCAAAAGGCGTATCAGCGAGAGCAGGGACGAATAAAGATTCATCGATCTCTCTGATGTATAAGCCGGGGCTTACATAAGATGCTGGCATTTTATGATCTCCTTTACTGTACTAGCAACGCACATCAGCGTGAAAGACAGTCTTTGATTCTATTATCAAAATCTTTTATGAATCTTCTTTGCAGTTTCTCCGCAAACTCAGAGCGCCTATTTGCGAATTCTGCTCCTGTTGGCCCCCAGTGCGGCCTTGGGGGTATATTTCTAGAAACAGAACCTCTCTCTAAAACGACAGATAACCAGCCATAGGTAAAATCAGCAGTATTTTGACCAATCACCGTCTTCTTGGAAGGCTCCACTATGTACGTTACTTTTTCACCATCTACGCGAGGCAAACGAACGCTAATTTCCTCTAGGTACTTCCCAGTGGCAATTAACATCCTATTATCTAATCCTAGCTTTTCTTTTCTAGCCGCATAAGCCCGATTAAGAGGTTTCCATTCAGCAAAACCTCCCCCACCTTCTTTATATTTCTGCGCTTTTACGTTTTTTACTAAGGTTGACTTATAACCCTCGGCAATAAATCGCCCCTCCCAAGCGGCAGCATCTAAAAATGACCGCTTAAAAGCCGTGTTCATACACTTAAAAAAAGATTCGAGTTCCATATTTCAGGTCCACGTGCCTTTAGGCGTTAAGGTTGGGGGAGGAGTATCTACAGTATACGTAGCCAAGACCGCGTTCGTTGAGGTATCGATTACCCTTATTTTATTAGTGTGCACCACACGATCTCTCGTCGTGAAGTTATCTGGATAGATACCCCCGTGAGGGATATCCGAAGGCCTCTCGAAAGCCTCGAACATAAAGGCCTCAACTACACACGGTATCGTATAACGGTAATACCTAAGACCCTCGCCAGCCTCTATATCGGAGTTATCTTCGATACGACTAAACTTCAGGGTCACAAAACGCTTCCCCCAAGGGTACTGGAAGTCAATTTTAATCAGCCTTACCGGGTCAGTGTAATACAAAAACCACTGAATGGCGCTTTGTATATCATTCCGAAGTCGAGCAACAATATCTATCTGGTAGTTAAGGTTCCAAGGACGAGGATACTTGCTTCGTATCGACATCTTTTTCTCTTCATCCCACCAAGCCACACCTCTAACAGTGTTAGTGTTATTACGAGCCATGTCTATATCCATGTTAGTGCGGATTAAAGACACTTGAGGCGTCATAAGCATGTTAACAGCACGCTTCGTATCAATAGTGCCGTCATCGGGGTTAGTAGGTATCTCAAACCCAAATGGGCGTTCAGGCGTGGCTACGTGATACCCTAAGGTATGACCATCAACAACAATCTTCTTCTTAATCCAGTTGAAGAGAGCCTTGTCGTAAATTTTTAGTATTTCTTGACGCGCCATACAGACTTACCCGCTCGCCTGTTAAAGGGAAATGATACTATCCTCCATAGGATAGCTTTATTTTAGCGCGTCCAGATAGGCAATGTGTGACACATATCACCTAAATGGTGGGCGCTTGTCTGGGAGACCTACAGGCATATGGCTGTTGTGAAAGCGGGGGCCTTCATAACCAGAGTATTGTCGATTAACTGTGGTTAGGACTTTGTCTGAAGTACCTGTGGGTTTTTCTGAATTTTTCCAACGTTTGACCACGGAAACATAAAGGTCATCAGCTAAAAGATTATTGCTGTCTTTACCGTAGTTGTAACCTCTCCAAGAGTCACTCGCCTCATCGTGACCAATAAGTACCGGGTACTTTGCGTCAGGCGCATAAACCTTATACTGAGAAAGATTTCCTTTACTTGGAGTGTGCTCAATACGGTAAACTGCTTCTTTGGGGGCACCCTCTTGTAAAAAAGAGCTTAAAGCATCAACGCCTACCCCAACATCAGTAGGCTTTGAGTCCCCCTCACCGAAGCGCTCCCAGATAACCCTTTGAAGGCTATTTGAGTACGATACCTTGACGCGACCACCGTCTGAGTGACCGTACCAAACAGCTTCGCTAGACTCGCCAAGATCACGAATGTAACCGTACGCAAGTAAAGGCTTCGAGGCCTTAGCCGCAAGCTCAGAACGCTTCACTTTTGTACCCACCCTCGTTCATCACGTAGGCTGTATTCTCGGAAGGATCTATGACTAAACTTTCACCTGTTTTACTGCGGTGCCAAAGCCATTCTAAGATCTTAGGCATCCTGTCATTAAAGGTGCGGCCATAAGATGACAGGCGGTGCTTCACTGCTTGCGCCAAAAGGGGCCTATCGTGGACCGTAGAGGCCCCACCAGCGCTTATTTCGACGGAGTCTGGGGTCAGGCACTTAAACGATATACAGCCCTGCTCGCTGACGCTTACAGGGCCACCCGGCACCCGCACATAACCCATCTGAGTCTTCGACCCTACCCCGTTAGAACCACCGATCTCCGTCTCATAAGGCGTAGGATTGCTTTTACTTAAACGCTTAGCGACTTCTTGGGCGGCTTTTTTCTCTAACTCCCGCTTCGGGTCTTTCTTATAAGTGACAGTTTTAGGCTCGATGTTGTAGTCAGGGCTAGCTGACAGAGGAGAACCACCGCCAACACCGCCACCGCGACCGTCAGCGTCAGGGGCAAACCCTAAACCCTCGCGAATTAACTTACCTTGAGCGGTGGTTAACTTGGAAGGCTTCTTAGGGGTAATCGTCTGCCTAGCCGATAGGCCAGTACTTGTAGTGGCCGTACTGGGTGTCTTAAGTTGACCGCTTTTAAAGCTAGTACCAGAAGAACTAATCCTTCTAGAACTGGCTTTGACAGTCTTGGGTAATTTCCCCTTTTTGGGGGATTTAATTCCTCGTGTAACAATCCTAGTAAAAAATTTAACGGCAAAGTCCGCAAAGAAGTGATCTAAGTCAGAAAGGGTAGACTCTACTCGCGTAGCTACTGGCTCTATATGGTACTGCGACTTTAAAAGAGCACGCAATTCTGCAACGTTTTCAGCCGAAAGCTTACGTGCACGAACGAAATCTGGGAAAGCCAGCGTACCTGCCCTAGTCCCAAATTTATCCGAGTACTCTTTTGCGAGGCTAGACATCCCCAAAGGGGCCATCAAACCTATGCCGACTGAAGTAGAGCCTGTCATTTACGCCTCAAAAAACTACCGACTTTAAAACTGCCCCTAAGAACCCAGCTAAAGTCGCAGCTGCTACCATTATACTTGTTAAGGAACTTGACTTCTGTTTCAAAAGAACAAATTCTTGAGCTAGATTGTGGTACTTTTCATTTAGTTCTTTTACTTCTCTAGAATGCCTTTGAAGCTCCTGAAGAACTAACTTTTCGTACTCGTCCCAACGTGTCTGCGCGTCACTTCCCATACTGATACAAGGTTAGCATATAATGCCGTCAAGATGTGCTTACCGAAGAGGGCTTACTACCCGAAACTCCGTAAGTATTGCCGATGCCAGCTAAACCGTCTTTAGGTGAGTCAGTAAGCCTCCAATTAACTTGAAGGTACATCCTCCTTAGAGAACCGTCACCACACTTAACATCAACTAGAAGAGGCCTTGAAGATCCGTTTTGGTTTTCTGGCGCACGGACTTTTTTCAAGGCCTCTGGATCTAGTATGAAATCTGCCAAGGGCTTACCCACAAACTGTTCCTTTGTGTACCCAAAGACATTTAACTCATATTGGCTTGCCCAGAGAACTACACCGTCCTCATTCACTGAGTGGAAAATAACTTCTAAACTATCAAGAAAGTCTTCCATTTCCATGAGACGACGGAAATCTGACCTAACTTTGCGCCCAAGAGACCTTACGCGCTCTATCTTGTCTTCCCCTATTCGGGTGTATTGTTCTCTAGCAAGCATGGCAACATCAGGCTTTTGTCTTCGTTACGTTTTGATTTACAATCTCACGTACGCCGACGCCAGCACTACCAAGAATAGCGCCAGTGGTAGCACTATCAATACCAAAACCCTCAGCAATACCCGTGATCAACATACCGATAACTGGTGCGAGAATTGGCAGGTATTGTGCCGGGATCTGCTCTACGAACCTTTTTAGTAAAGAAATTACAATCGGAGTGAGTACTGGAACAATCGCAACTACTAAACCCTGAGCCAAACTAAGATCTATATCTTCCATAATAATTCTCCTTTAAGAAAACTTCACTATTTCAGCGAATGCTTTTTCACGCGCCCCATCAATATTCTTATTTAAGTACTCAAGAAGTCGGCCCTCATCGCCAACTTGAGCCGCGTGTTCACGTGCTTCTGTATTATAATCTTCGCCTTCGCTGAATCTGGAAATACGTTCAGCTTTATCAGCCGTACGTTCTGACAGCGTATAAGCCGCTACAGCTAATGAACCCCAGCGAAGGGAAGACTCAAACTCTATCTGAGCTTTTGTTTTCTGTTGTAGCTCAATAATAGCGGCAGGGACATCAAGACCAACAGGCTGTTTCTTTTTTGAAACGGCTTTGCGAAACTGTGAGGCTGTGTCTAACTGCTTAGGCATTTCTTACGCTTACTTTCAATTAACTTTACTTTTCCATGTCAGGACCGCCCGGAGGAGTCCCTCTATCATCAAACTTTCCATTTAGAGCGGATTGAAGGTTTATATCGTACCGGAGTCCGTGGATACCTTGCCCATAGGCATTAGGGTGTACGCTGTATGCCTCACCCCTCTCTTTATTTATAACTACCGGCTCGTTGCCAATAAACTGTCCATCCGATTTTCTGAAATTCTTAATATTTTTTACTTCACCGCCATGGATAATTGCTGGGTGGGATATGCGGGCTAGGTTTAAATTTGATGCCGCTTTACGGGAGATAGCATGTTCTGGGTGTAGCACACGAATACCAACCCTCGATTCAGCTAATTTAGGCTTAGAACTTTTTTGAGATCTGGCGTGATAGTGTTTAAGAGTGAACTTAGCCATGTGGCTAGCAGAGTCGTGGTCATCCTCAAAGCCGTCACTATCCTCACCATAGTGATTACCATTAGGGTCAAAATACTTAACCCTATACTCATTGTAATCTAAGTCTTTATAAACCTTTGCCGTGTGACCGCCTTCGCCAGCATGCTTTGAAACTAGACGAAGCCTTGGCTTATCGATTATGGTGCTGGAGCCACCCATGCCGCCCTCTGCAACTACTTCAGCAGGGGCTGCACCGGCAACAACTTGCTCGATCATATCTTTCCAATAACGTGCCATTAGTAAGACTCTTTCTTAATACTTCTCTTACTTCTATAGTCGTAATGACCTTTTTTTGCGTAAGCATTCAAAGCATCAGGACCAGTTTCTGGGTGATCGACTCGACTTCGATCTATACCCTTGCCTTTGTCAATTACTGGGGGCTTACTTCTATAGTCGTAATGACCTTTTTTTGCGTAAGTACTTAAAGTACTAGTTTCAGCGAGTCGTTGAGTAATTAGTTCGTCGGCTTTCATTTTCAACCATCCTCAGGGGCGATGTCGGAATCGACCGGCTCAATCTCAGCCCCAGTAAAGTCACGGCGACCGAAACCTTGTAAAAGAATACGATAAACAGGCTCAGTCACGCCAGTTGGGTAGTAAGCGAACTCGACTACTCCAACCTGCCCAACAATGTTCTCCTGAGAACCAGCGGGGATGCCTCTGGCGCGTACGGAGTTGGACTGAGGGTCGATGCCGACAATGCGGACCATCTTACCCGCACAGCAAGGGTTGTCTTCACCAGCTAATGGCGCGTCTTCAGCAAGCTTGCTCAGGTTTTTCTTATCGAGTACGCGAATGACGCCACTCTCGCTGAACAACTTAAAGCGACGACCAAAAACATCGGCCTGCTCTACAGCGTACTGAGTCCCTTCACCGTCAGCGACACGGTCACCAATACGGATCGAGTCGCCAGCAGTTAAGGAACCTTCAATTGTCTTACGAAGGATGTCGCGGGTGCCGGTTACCGGACGAGCAACAAATGACTCCTCAGCAACTTCTTTATTGATCGCGACTTTGCCACCCTTAGCGCCAAAATCGATCACGTAAGAATCGTCGTGCACTTCCGAAACTGTACCTTTAACGCCAGCACGGATGTAACCGCTAGCTAATGTAATAGTATTAGCCGCTTCGACATTCTCACTTACTTTGAAAGTGTTTTCTTCCTTAACACCGCCAAACATTTTCTTGTTCATTCCAACAATATCCTTGAGTCGCTGCGCTCTGTAATCCATAGAAGTCTCCTTTGCACTAACTCCCTTTGAAGAGTTTAGCGAGTTTTTACCGTGTGCGTAACGGTCATTAAAGTAATTATAGTAAATAGCTCCAAAACCTTCATCAATCTTATCCCAATAACTCATAGTCTCACCCTCCAACTATCAGTCTGGCGTTTACGGCGTTGGAGCCAGATGGGTTTGTCACCTGAACGCTACTTAAAGTAACGCCCCTCAGCATAGTAAGCTTGTTACAGGCAATGGTGTAAGCACCCCCACCTGCATTAATGATTAAATTAACAGTAGAACCACCAACAGGGATTAAAGTGAGTTCGGATATTGAGGTGATTCCGGCAACAGTATAAGTTCCCCCTGATGCCAATTTTAATTCTAAGTCTTGTAGTTGGTTCAGACTAGAAAAAGTGTCAAAGGAGGTAACATAATCAAGCTCATGTGTATCTGAGCGCTCTATCTTACCGGATGTACGCAAACTATAAGACATTACGCCCCTCCCATAACCAAACGAACATTAGCAGCAGCTGAAGTGCTAGCGTTAGAGATAACTAATCCAGTTAAATTAGTTTCACAAAACACAAACTGCTTACCTGTAATCGCAGGAGCATCTCCACCTGCGGTAGTAAACACTATAGACAACTTCTGGTCCGAAGAAATAATAAGTATAGTTGCCGTAGTAAATGGGAGATTCGGAATATGCTCATAGCCAGTGTCGGGACTTTTAGCTAGAGCTATTGTCTCTACGCTATCCTCGGTAACCGCTAACGAGGGCGCAAGTGTAAATAAATCGACTATATTAGCAGTGTCCGAACGTTGTACGGCACCTGAAAAAGCTATTGTTGGCATTCAGCTGTTTCCCGATTAACTACGGTTAATCATTTCCCAAGCAATTTGTTCTTGCGGAGACCGCCTTTGCTCCAAATTAGGGCGGCTTTGAATTGAAGCACCCTCGGAGCCTTCGGGCTTTGTCATATCCCCAGCATCCCAAAATGCTAAGAGTTGTTTTATAAATACGGCTAATAAATTAGGAGAATTTAAAGCACTTCTAACGGAGACGTAAGCATCCGAAATAGCACGATGCTCTTGAAACCAAGACTTAATTTCTTCTATTTTTTCTTCGGAAACTTCTTCCGCTTCCAAATCTTTTAAGTACCCGCCTAATATAGGCCTAAACTGTGCTTGTTCACGAGCATCTGGGATTCGAGCCGAAAGCCCGATCATCTCACGAAGGTTTATATTCATTACCTTCTTCATATTATTTTTTCCCTCTCATGTGTACGAGTTAGTCGTTTACAGCTGAGCGTTCGGTAACAACTATAATGTCAGCAGTGGATGTACCGAAACAACAAATGTCAGCACCACCTTCAAATTTAAATCCTGTCTGACCACAGGTTCCGGCTGTCCCTGCTATCTTGATACCATTATCAGCGGTAGCTGGACATGTATAACCACACGCAACAATTTGGTCACTACAATTACCAATAAACACAGACTTCCTATTCGAGTAATTGCCCGGAGAGATAAGAATAGACGCAGCACCTATATTCGACTTGATTTCAGAAGTACTAAACGGGGACACGGTAGAATAGACAAAAGTAAAGCTCGCACCCCCACCAGCCTCGACACCTGCGAGGAGACCTGCTGGACTCACACACCACAATGGCAGTGTGCTCTGTAGGGTAGTGGCAGCAGCTGAATTAAGCCTAATCTGACCAGTGACGACATTAGAATCTACCTGAGAACAGGTAACGGTCGTCGCAGGCGTAGTTGCCACAAGCTGTGCAGTAGCCTCGTAGCGATTTGGGTTAGCGGGAACAATTAAACTAGGTATTCGGGTGACCGTTTTTGTCTCCGTGATGGCGATAGCCTCAGGAGCCAACATGCCTAATAAAATTGCCGTTAAGGCAAATGTCTTTATTAAAGTCCCAGCAAATAAGCGGTTTTTACCTTGAGTCACAACTCTCCTCCAAAAATCAACCCTGACTAGGGTACGGTCTAGGATTAATACTATCATGAACTGGATTGCCTTGAGGGTCTACAGCGTACAGTCTACGGTTATCGAAACCGCTTTCCCAAGGCTTCGCCGCTATTTTCATGTTATCTACAGACACCCTTAACGCTATAGCTGGGTTGCTGCTGGAATAAAGAACTCCGGGGCCACCGCTCACGAGAAAATCCCCTTATAAAAACTCTTTACCGCCTTAACGACCGGCAAAGAAACTACCCAGTTGCCAGCACTGCGAGCACCTTCAATTAACGGGACATAGATCGCAGTGCCCGACTCTTCGTGACTTTTGATAGCGTCTTTAATGGATTCAGGTAGTGGGGTTTTGTCTAAAAGATCGTTCATACTAGTCTTCCGTGATGACCCATTTTGATCCTAGAGGTTACATAATTGTGGAGACGTTTAATTTGAGTATGGTTATCGTAGTCATCTTTGTCATCTTCCGGGTAACTACTTGGATTTTTTGAAACATCATTTAGCAAAGAGCTAACTTCTTGTTCAGTAGAACTGTCAACATGCCCGGTGGATGCAAGTGCGTAGAGAGATGATCGTTGACCATCGTGCCACTGACTGGCTATTTCAGCGGCGTCCATGTGGTGGATCTCTCCACCCAAGCCATCGTCATAGTACCCAGAGTGGGCGTCTGGTATATTAGCCAAACCCTTGTTGCTATGACGACTGACCCTCGCAGCATCCCTAGATTTTACGTATTTAGGGTAATTACTTACATGGCCAACGACTTTACTCTCGCTCAATCGTGCCTTAATCAGGTCATCCGCTGGCGTGTACGACTCACCACCACCGCCACCATCACCACCGCCACCGTCGCCGCCCATGTCACCACCGGCATCCATACCACCCTCGTCGCCGTCGTCATCACGGTCGTCTTGGTCATTGGAGCGATCACGCCAGAAGCCAGCCCAAGGACCACGTCCACGAATCGGCAGCTTCTTGGGGTCCATAGCCCCTATCATTACTTTCTTTTCATTAATCAATTTTAACTCCAACCTAACGAAGACTGCTCTGCTTCATTGTAGCTATTAAATTCAAAGGAACTTGAGTATTAGTTATATAATCAGTGAACTTAACCGTAAGTATCTCATAATCAATTCCGAGATACTCGATTAGATCCCCCGTGCTTGGCTCAACCCCAACCTCGGCGTTAACCCTGTTACTAAATACACAAGCGGCCTCGTGTTCTTCTTCTATGCCGTACCTTTTTAATAACTTCTTTTGGTCGCCATAGATAATCAATGTAGGCACTAAAATAGCCGTCTCATGCACCGGGAATCCTACAGATTCATTATAAAGGTCGTCTACTTTAGTATTCGTCCTGTCTAATTTCCGGTAATTAACCGCAGGATAAAGCAACCTGAACTGCTCAGCGTTCATCTTTAGAAGAACTTCGACATCCCGCTGTGATGTACCAATAGGAGTAATAACAAAATTGGTTTGCGGAGTGTCCTGTATGAACTCACCCGTCGCCATTTATTTATTACCTACCGTATGAATAGAAGCTAAAGCGTCGTCTAAAGACCTAACTCCGATACCTTTTTGAAAAATCGATCTGCGACCCTTTTCAGGCGATTGATAGTGGTGCCATCGCATCCCATACTTGGGATCACTGTAAGTAAACACAGAATGACCTTTGTCATGAACGTACCACCCGTCGCTCCTCTGAACCTTCTGCTTCTCTTCATCAGGCATGTAGTGGTAGCGCAAAAGAATGCCCTCTAGGGCGTCTTTTAATTTCACTTCATCAAGGCGACCGTGAAGCTTATCAGCAATAAGAAGTTCTATTATTTCTTTATTATCCACGACCGTGCCCTACCTCGCGTAACCCAATAGCTATGCCCACATTGAGTTCTTTGTAAAACCCAGAACCGTGGTGTAAGTCACTTGGGCGAGAATCTACCGTTCTAGCGATGTTTCCTATGCCCGTAGCTAATAACTCCCCAAACCCAGAAGGATCTGAACCCGCCGTACCATGCTCATGCGCGTCATGTGAACGTATGTCAGTATTCGTAAAAGAGAGCATAAAGTTACGGTGGTTGGGGCCTTCAACGTATCGCATTTTTTTAGTCACGGGGTGCAGACCAGCCTTACTGATAATACCGTTTTTTAAAGCTTTACGTATTAAAATATCTCGGGCCTTGTCGGCCCAGAATTCTTTATGCCCTTCCATGTTATGGGATCTTAGGGAGGCCATCTTTCCAGAAAAGGTACTGCCGCTGTCTTTGGCGCTAGCGATTGCTGCTGCTGAAGCCTCTTTTGCCTTTGGGTGTTCGCTATGATTGCCCCAGAATAGTTTATGGTTCAACAGATGCTGTGAGTTCCAAGGCATGTGCTTAGTTGGAGGTGTCCAAGAAGCATCTCCCGGCACTCTACCCTTAGAAATTGAGTCCATATTGAGAATATTAGACAACGACGGCCTTACGGAATCTCCAAACCTAGTAGTAACCTTTTGAGCAATAACGTCTGAACTTCTGGACGCTAGAGCCTTACTACCTAAACGCCTAGTAAGCTTAGGGTTTCTGGGAGGCCTGCCCATTCTCTCGGCATCGTCACTGTATGGGTCAGACTTCAAATCGCTAGGAACGAAGCTAGGGTTAGTTCTACCTTCACCTAACTTAGACCGAATCAACTTCTCTGCCCCGGTATATAAATCTTCGTCAGGGTCACTCCCGTCATCATTCGTGTAGTCGGCTTCACGAGGCAAATCACTCCATGATGTCAAAAACTTGACACTAGGCCCCGTAAAAGACCCCTTCATTCTGGGGATAGCTGGTAAACGCTTACGCTTCATTCGACTTACCTGAATATAGGCAGGGGTGGCGTCCTTAAACGCAGTTCCTGTTCTGCTGTGGCTAAGCGCCTCTCCCCTTCCATGACTAGCTCTCTACCGTCTAGAGTCTGTTCGGACTGAGCACCCGGCACACTGAACTTCCTCCGAACACGCCCTACAGCGATCTCTGCCTGCGCTAAAACGTGCATACGGACCCAATCAACGTCATCCTTAGGGATGGAGTGAAGGTCGCGAGGGAAAGCCGAAGCGTACGTAAGCGTGAAAGCCTCGTCTGGCTTAGGATAAATGCGTAGAGCGCCATCCTGCCACTCCCAATCAAACTCACTGGAGAGAATCTTAGTGGCCTCTTGGAAATAGGTGTAATCAACCATCAACTCAGAGATATCTCTGTATGGATAACTGTACCTGTAACCAAAGATATCAAGGCGGGGGCCAGAGCTAAGCATTAGAGGGGCAATTGGGTCGATTCTAGGTATCATGACCTCAACAATACCGTAGCCAATCGTGTCTCTTTGAGGATTGTACTGTTGAACACCAGCGTGCGCTGGAAGTGAAAACCATCGGATCTTTGGGATAACCCTAGAGTAAGTCTCAAGGCTCTGCTCTAGGAAGTAATGCAGCATGTCGTCGGTGATCTCAACCTCGACAACAGGCCAACCGAACATTGACTTGACGTACTGAAATACAGCGAGGTGGTCTACCTCCTCTGGCTGCACTAGTGGGGTTTGGTCGGCCATTAATAGATACCTCTAAACTTACTTAGACTCGCGTTTAAAAGAGTCTAAATTATTACTTTGTTTAGGAGCTTGTTTAGTCTCTTGATCTTGGGTCTTCTTCTTATTTTTGGCGAAAACCTCTTCAATAGGCCTGCCAGCTAAGACCTGATCGAGAGCGTCTTTAATACTGTCCAATTTAAATACTCCTTCTCAGAGTACTGGACCTGAAAAGAAAAAGGGGGCAGAGGCAAGTGCCCCTGCCCCCTTCTGGGTCAGCACCCTATCGGGAACTATGCGCCGAAGACGCCACGACCGTCAGCGATTCCATTGATATCTGTTGCGGAACCGAAGTTGTCGTTGGTGAAGGCATCGGTAGGCTTGCCAGCCTTGGCAGCAAGCTGTGCCAAGTTACCAATCTGACCGGTGACATAGAAGAGGCTATTGATAGCTTTCTTGCCGTACTGCGTGGCCAGACCCTTACGGGCGACGAAGTCATCGAGGACGACTGTCGGGGTGGTGTAGAGAGGAATGTAAGGAGCATACACGTAACCAGCCTCTAAGAAGCTAGCACCCTTGTATCCCATCAGGAAGTAATCGTCCTGATAGAATGGGTCTTTGTAGATGTCCCACATGCCGTTAAGGCGACCACAGCGGTACGCACCCTTGGTAAGCCCAGTCGGGATACCGGGGTTTGCAACGAAGCCGGGAAGAGTCTCAACAACCGTAGCAACCTTCTCGCCACAGACGATCCAGTTGGCACGTCCCCGACCAGTTGCCTTGTGGATCAGGTTCGATCCGGTTACGAAGGCATCAACAATCGAGAGCTTGTGCTCGGTGTAGCTGTAGTAATTGCTACCAGTACCACCGCCGGGATCAGTGTTCCAGTAAACGGAACCTGCACCGGACATACGCTGGAGATCGGTGATGATCTCACGGTCAACCTCGAACCGAATATCGGCTGCAACTGCTGCCGTCAGTTCGACCTCAGCCTCAAGCCCGTGCAACGAGCGGAGGTTGAAGGCTGCTTCAAGCGACCAGTTCGTCCGCAACTTGCGAGGACGGGCCGAAATAGGCGAGTGGTTGAGGACCAGATCCATCTGAGGGATATTGGAGTTGGCCTCTGTGTTGTACTGGTAGGTACATGTTACTGCAACACCAGCTGCAACTGGGGCTGTAAACTGAATGTTACCAGCACACTGACCATTATTGTAGTTAATGGTCTGGGCACCGTTAATGTCACCAACAAGGTTACCATTACCGTCATCAGTGATGACCTGAGTACCGTCCGTGAACTGAACAGTTCCGGGGACGACTGGCAGATATGAAAGGCTTGGAGTGCCAGCACCACCGGCATTACCCGTACCAACGCCAACCTGCTCCGAATCAACGGTAGGCGACGAGTAGTCGGGGTTGTTCGCGCCACGGGCGACCGACGAAAATGCGGTATCTCCACGACGTACATTACCCTTATTGGAACCGTAGACCATGTCCATATAGAACACGAGGCTGACGGGGCCAAGCATAGGCTGTACCGAAACGAGTTCGTTGGCAATCAACTCAGGGTAGATTGCGCGAACGAGGGGCATGGCGTACTTCTGGAAATCGCCAACTGCGACGGCCCGTGTCGTTTCGTCTAGATTTTCAATGTAACGCTCGGTGTTTTCGAGCATGACGGCCAACCCATAACGGGTGTCGTCATTCTCGATTGGGGCCGAAACGTCTTCACAAAGGTCACGCCACTTCGTCTCCGAAAGATGACGCCCGACGCTAAGGAAGTTGTCATGGACCCCTGACGAGTTCATGTCTTCCACGAGTGCATTAATGCTCATTTAATAACTCCTTTTAGAGTATGTCTCTCATGCACCAAGGGTGCGGCGCAAAATGCGTCGGGAGAGATCTTGATTTACAGTGTTAGCTCCTTCTGCGATTGCAAAAGCAGCATCCCCAGCAAGCGACTGCTCGCTAATTTCAGTTACGGCAGTCGGGAGACTTCCGTCCGACTTGACTTCAACGGCCTCTTCGACAGCTGGAGCCTGAGGAGCGGAAACTTCCTCATTGACGAGACCCTTCAAGGTCTCAAATCGCTGAGAAACTTCTTCAACCGAACGGCACTCAGCGAGTAAGGGACGAAGACGCTTGGAAAGCTCCTCGGACTCATTCGCAAGAATGTTGTCGATCTTCTCAACGGTTCCACGGCGACGTACACGCTCAATGGTCTCGGCAAGCAGCGCTTCAGCAGCCTCAGCACGCTCAACGGACTCGTTGGCGAACTCAAGACGCTGTAGAAGCTCTTCAATTACTTCCTTAGAAGCATCGAAGGCCTGCTCAAGCGTGTGGTCTTCATCATACATCTCAGGTCCAGTTGGAGTCATCTCGAAACCTTCCTCAGCCTTGAACGCTTCCAGATGGAAACGGGCATTCTTAAGCTGAGAAACAAGCTCTTCACCGACTTTGTCAGCTGCGACGATCTTTTCGTCAGCCTCTGAATTCTCGGCACGGAGCTTGTCGATTTGGGCTACCGCCTCAGCGAGGCGATTCTCCAACTCTTCCCGAACCTTTTCGACTTCCCGACGTACCAGAGTCTGGACTTCGGGGTGTTCAAGAGAGAGTTCCTGCATCTTTTTATCCTCCGCAACCTCATCGTCGGAACGAAGAGGAGTGTTTGTTGTTACATCATCAGGTGTTGATACCGACACCGCACTCGCAGGTACTAAGACCATTGGAGTGCTTGTCGAAGTTTCCCCAATTATGGGTATGTTGGAAACTGGGAAAATCTTTGGGCTATCGCCAGAAGCAATGCGAACATCAATAGTTTCAATCATACTATCAATGCTCGATTGGCTATCTATGCTCTCCCCAGTACGCACCTCGGCTAAAATCTTACGATACCCCTGAAGCTCTGCTGCACTGCAAGCTGGCTCGACCAGTCGCTCTACAGCATTAATTACACTTTCAGAGATTACTTTGGGGTACGCCCCCGGAGTGCTCGGGTCGAGAACATGATCAAAAGTCTCTAAACGAAAATCGTCAGAAACCAACTGCTCCTCGTTCCCACCACGAACACTTCCCTGACCTCTTGAAGAAACACCTAACTGAACACCAGCACGATAAAGTTCTTGAAGAATTTTACCCTCGGGCGTGTTAAGTGCCTCCTCCTCGGCCATGACATGCGTATGCGGACCACCGTTTGCCTTGCAGACCGCACACTCAGGCTTATAACCTTCCTCCATCCAAACCTTGGTAATAAGGTGAGAGACGTTGGAAAGTCGAGTCTTACCGTCCGTGGGGTGCCCAAGCTCACCTAATACCAAGCGTGAACCAAGCCTACGGTTAAAATCACCGTTGTTGGACAAAACTTTTTCCCACAGACCGCGAGGGTAGACTCTTCGGTTACGGTTCTTCGTATCCGATAGCTGATAAATACCCCTTAGACGAAGGCGACTTCCATCACCCGCATCTTCAATGATCTCGTAAGGAAAGACATCAGACTCGACTAGATTCTCCATTATAAGAACCTATACTTATGGGACCGTCACGGCGATAATAGCGCCGATAACGTCTACATGGGCCACACGAGCACTAGCGTCCCAATGGATAACTTTACCAGCGCCGTCATGAGGAGTATCGAGCATTTGCCCGATCTTTACATCAGCAACAACTGGCGCAGGTTCAGGAGTAGGTTCAGGAGTAGGTTCAGGAGTAGGTTCAGGAGCGACTTCAACCACTACCTCTTCTACTTCTTCTACAGACTCAACCTTAGCTCGGGCTTCCTTTTCTTTTTTAGCTCTAGGCATCAGGAAGCCTCCCGTGAACCAATTACACCACGCAGCGCCGTAATTGCACCCATCATGGTCTTGGGCTGGCCAGCGCCTACGAGCTTGGACCAATCAACTCGGAACTGCTCAGGCAACCAACGAGGAGGCTTAGCAGCTAAGCTACCTTCTGGACCCCAAGCTACATGAGCGGCCAAGTCTTTGATTTGAGTCTCATCAAGCTGACGAGCAAGGTCTACGTAGAATGTGGCCTCTTCAAGAGCCGACATTGTTTCCGGCTGCTTGAAAGACTCAACCTTCCGACGAGACTTGTCGAGAAGAAGCTTTTTCTCGTCTTCTTCACCTTCAGCGTCATCGCCCTCGGCGTCGTCGCCCTCTTTATCTTCTTCGTCGTCGCCTTCTTTTTCCTTGTCGTCTTCTTGCTCTTGCTCACCAAGAGGTAACGCACAACGTAAACACGTTTCGTCCTCTTCACTCACAGTAACGCCACAAAAGCCACAATAAGGGTCTTCTGCTTCGACTTCAGGGATGGTGCCTTCGGCAGTAACTCCTGCCTCCGACTCGGCAACGGCGACTGGTTCATCAACAGCAATTCCCTCTCCGGGGAGAGGCAATAATGCTTGAAGTTCTTCCTTAGTCATGCCGTTTCCTTCCTGTGGGACAGGAGCAGCACACACTTCGCATTTATTATCAAAAGCAGGAACACCTACGTGATGACAACTTTTACATGCGGTTTTATGTGCTGCCCCATCCGACATTTGTTTTTACCTATCTATCAGAATAGATTAGTTAGAACCACCGTTGGCGTTAGTAACACTGAAGAAAGCTACGTCAATGACACCCTTGTCATCAATGCGTTCTGTTGCAGAGCTAACAGTGTCAGTGGCGGTGCTAGAACGTCCAGCACGAATACGCATCTCAGCAGGAAGGCCGCTCTGGAAAGTAACGATCTTTGAACCGTAACCACCAAGCTTGGCGGAAGCAGAAGGGGTACCCTCAAACTGAACAGCGCTTCTTGACTTAGCAGTCTCGACGAACACGCCAATCTCATCAGAACCAAGGTTAGAGATAACTGCGCCGGTTGGTAGGTCTGCACGACCGTTGCTCATGCGGGCGAAGTTCTTGAAGAAGTTCTTTCCGCTAGAAAGCTCATCTGGGCTATCAGCCATCTTGTCGCCTTCAATCTCAACGGGTTGAGTGTCAGTTACAGCAGTACTAGTGGTAATGGTTACAGCGCCTAAAGCGTAGTCAATCGTGCCAGTAGTTCCATCCTGCACGCCCGACTCATTAACTGCACCGTCGCCATCTGCGTCAATGGCAACCCCGGCAGCATTGTTGATTGAAAGTTTGACTGAACCGGGGCGAAGTGCGCCATTTTTACGTACAACGCGAGTACCAATAGCGTGAGCGCTCTTCGTTGCGGTAAGCGTAACCGCAAGAGGACCGGCACCAACTTCTGGTGTAACAGAAGACGCAGTCACCTCTTCCTCTTTCGAGGTTCCGGGGGCTAAAATATAAGTACCGTCAATAAATCCGTTGCGTTGGCTGATAGTGATATTCCCGGTATGCTCAGCGGGGATTGCCGCTGTTAAAACAGCGTCACCGGTCGAATGAACTTTGGTTGCAGAGCTATCGCCTGCGTTCATTGCGAAATCTGAAAACGATGTACACTGTGGTGCTGAGACCTGTGCTTTTCCATTATTAGTCATTGAATTTCCTCCCTCTCCTAATTAGAAGAGAATTTCCGCTATAAGCGGTATTAGATTACGTGATCTAAGTCCCTTTTTAGGGCCTCGGCTAGATCTCGAATTGTCCTTGCCTTGTCTTCAAAGGGCTTCAACGCTTCATGGTCAGTGCTCAAAATTAATCTAACAACTGCTTCCATGTTTGTTATCGCTTCAGCTATCAATGATTTGACCTTTTTTACATCTGAGTTTGCAAAATAGGGGTGATCTGGACCAAGCTCGGTTTCCCAAAACACCTAAACCTACCCCATTCTCTCAGAAATATTGGTACTCTTGTAAGCCCTTGAAAGTATTTACTTACTATAAAAAATGATTAGCAGCTTGAAGGAAGCTGCTCAGTGCGACATGCAAGCAATCCACGAAGGATGTTGTCCCACATATCCCACGACCCCTGAGAGTCGATTCGAGCCGTCCCCTCATACTGTGAGCGGTTATCTTGCGCCATCTTGACCAGATCATTCATGCCCTGAGGGTCTGAACCACGGACTTGGTCAGCGATATGCGAGATCCAGTCTGGACCAACGTAACCATTATACGAACCAATTTGACCAGCAATCTGCCGGAAAGCGGCCTCTTTGGCAGCATCGGAGTCAAAATCGTCTTGACGTTCTTGACCTAAATTATCCTCAACAACAGTCAAAGGGTGTGCACCAGTTGCAACCTCGTTAACCATATCTTTAAAAGTACTCATTGGAGATTCTCCTGTTTTAGCTAGCTAGCAGAGAAAAGGCGATTTACTTAGTTATATCAGATTTGACTCTTGATATACGAAGCAATTCCCCTACCCATAGAATTATCACGTGGTGGCACTACCTTGTAAGACACGCGATCATTCAAGTCGATATTCGCGATGCGAAAGTTAGCCATCAAAGAAAGGCCACGATCAGCCAGTGCCTCGGCGTCGTAGTGTATTGCCCCTGCGGCTTTAGGACCATCATTATCCAGCATATGGTCTTTGATTATACGCAATACTGAATTGCGTAGTGGGTCATAATTGTCAAATTCTTCAACTCTGTCTGGGAACATGTACAAATAGTACTCGAAGTCATCTACTCGCTGTACTTGAATTACATCAGGCACAGTCGGTCGAACCTTATCTTCAGGGGTCGCGATGGAATCGGGGGTAGGATCCCAGAGTAATATATCACTCATTTCGGAAGTCACCCAACCAAGCACCTAGTGCCCCTGAGAGTTGACCGGCAGTACCACCACATGCGGCAACTCCCTGATCAGCGGGGTCACGAAGCTCCCAACCCACACGACCATTTGCGGCAAAATAGTGTAAAACCACTTTCAAACCACCACGCATAAACGTGTAGGTGGCGAAATTGGTGACCACTGAATTAGAGTTGATATAACGAAATCCATTTTTATTTAGTAAGTTTACAAGCGGGATTACTGGAGTAACACTCAAGTACTCATGATGAGCATCAGGCTCACTACGAGTAAATATTGAAACAACAGAATTAGATCCATGTGACAAAACAACAACCGCTTAAACCTTATATGGCTACTATAACACATTAACTTTAATTACAGCGACAGCTGAGGTAATTAATTATAACGGTTTAAGTGCAATTACAACTAAACCCCCACCGCATATCTCCATTTAGGTAAAGATCTCGGTAGTATATCAGGCCCCTTAACTCCACTTAAAAATCTGCCAATAATTGTATGGACTTCATCTATCGCGGGCAGCGCAGCGTGGAGGGAAGTGAACATGGCTAAAGTAAAATAAGGAACTGCCGCACGATCTAACCAAACATAGTCAACTTCAGGCAAATGTGAAGAATTTAGTAGAACGACATCGTCCCCAATACTCTTATCTGCATCGTCGAAGTCTAACCAACCTTGACCACCCGCTGAATCATTTAGATGCCCACTGTCTTTTACGTATCTTAAGCTATTGAAAGTAGAGGCTTTTTCGGTACCCACGATACTTAGGCATTGGCTAGGGTCTAGGTAATCCACCCCAACTGGCATTGGGGCTGCGGATAAGGATTCTTTCGCATTATCTAAGTAAAACTGTTCAATAGAGTAACGCTTTTTAGAAGCAGTAGTATTTCGTTGCCAAGAGTCTACCGAAAAAACATCTAGATCGGATCCACTAATCGACTTAAGGGCACCCTCGTATGTGGGTAATAACTCGTAGACTGAAGGAAAGGTGCGAGCAAGCTTACGCATCTCCTTCCTACCGCCAAAAGCTGGCGAGTGCCCACGAACTAGAGCATCTACCGCGTCTATAGAACCTCTGTGAGGAACTCCGATAAAAACAACTTTATTAACTAACCCGTCAATTTCACCGAAAACTTTGTCCAAAAGCCCTCGAAATACTAGCCCGCCGAAGGAATGACAAACAAAGTTAAACTTACCATCCCAATCACTGGAAGAGTTACTTAGCTTACGAGTCAAACGTTTTAAAAAATAATGCAACTCCTGTGCACTATCTACTAAAGACAGACGCCAGTCATAAGAGAATGAATAAACTTTAGCACCTAACTTACCCCGCAATGCAGACATCAGAGGCGAATAAGGAAAGCCAAATATAGACTCAGCGTAATTTAAAGTAGTCAGTGATGCATCCTCACCACTTTGACTTAAACCTACTGTGTCAAAATCTACGGCAGTAAGCTGCTGCTCTATAAGAGACTTCATCGACCAAGAAGTCTCTGTAGGTACTGGGTATTTATTTTGTAGAGAAGAACCCTGTAGGCCCGGAATAACTACAGTCGGGGTCATATTGTTTCTTTTTCAGTTTCGGGGTGGTCATCTCTTGTGAGTACAACAATCTTATCACTCGACTCTTTGTCAGAAATAAACTTAGGTTTAGGTTTACTAGCACTGACATCAGGCTTTGGCACTTCTAAATCCTCAGGCTTTTTGTAGGATTTCTCCCTAGCACGCTTATCCAAATTATGTTTAACCGTAGGGTGCAGCATGCTCATTTTTCTAGGTAAAGAAGACTGCCTACGTTTTTTTGGAAAAGGTGTAGGGAGCGCTTCACTTAAAAACACATCAGGACTGGTACCGTCCAAGACCGCATCTATAGAGAGTATAGCGGTACTTGCGTAGTCAGAGTTAAAAGAGTCGTCAATTTTATTAGAAACATGGACGGGTTTTTTCCCCTTACCACGCCTATCCGCTACGGGGTCTTTTTTACGCTTCCTTTTGACGGCAGCAGCTATCTCTTTCTTGCTCATTTTAGCTGCCTTTTCTCTAGACAGGCACTTCGGCTTGGACTCGCCTTCTTCACGCGCACACTTACCGACACGCTCGCCTTTAGTGTTGTACCTGTCCCAACCACCACCGCCATGACCGCCTTTTTTCCCTTTTCCGAACCACTTGCGGAGGTCTTCATGCACTAACCCCAATGCGGTACCTTGGCCACCGCAATTCCAACACTCCGTGGCACCTTCTAAGCTGTTTAAAGTCTCCCACTCGTGAGGGCAATTATTACAGGAGTACTCCGTCAGCCGATTGTAGTTCAGGACATCTTTATGGTCCTCACTGACATGAGACTCTGTTTTAGCACTTTTCCATTTACCGCCTTTGGACTTATACCACTTAGCAGCCCAGCCGTTCGCATACGCCGAAGGGTAGACATCGAACTTCTGTTTAGCCAAAGATTTAGCCCTAGACCAAAGCTTTGGGTTATTAGGCTTATTCTCCTCTAACTTAGAGAGAACCAAGTCATCGGATGTTGCCTCGTAGGCAGGCTCGTTAGGACGGCGCTTTTCGTCCTTCTTCTTCTTTTTCTTAGGATCTTCTTCCCTAGTCATAGAAGCAAGCCACTCAGGTGCGACTTTACCGCTCTCAGCGCCACCGTGTATAGGCGCAGAGTAGCCGGGGCCTAATCGGTCATCAGTCCGACTAGAACCATTTGGGTAAACTTCATCAATCTTGGGGGCCATCACCACGCTCCAACCTCAATAATAGCATTAGTATCTCACGCTGGTCGCGACTTAATTGGTCTACTTTATCAGAAAGTCGTTCGTGATACTGACGGAACTCTTCCCTCGACTGATTGCTTGCCTCACCTTTAGCCGTAAGCTGGTCTTTTATCTCAGCAACTGACTCTGCCGTCTGCTCTACATGGCGATCAACTGTACGTTCTGCTGCGTCTACGGTATAGAAATGCCCCGTAAGCATCCACGCAACGAGTCCCCCTATAGCGACCCAAGACCCCCTAGCTACAACTTGGTTGTGCTTTAAGGAAATAGCTAGGGAGTCTATTGAAGGGTCGCCCATTTTTCTACTCGCCCGAAGCGGCCTCTGCTGCCTTGGACTTGGCTGCTTCGATTTCTTCTTCCGTAGCCAACATATTCTTAAAAGGAAGCTCGCCGCGATCCTGAAGGATCATCATTGCAATCTGCTCTTGAATGACCAGCAGGCGACTCGAACGTGCAAGCATTTCTAGCTCATATTTAGAGAACTCGGGAGCTTCTTCGGTAGAAGCCTGAGCTTCAGCTACAGCGACTTCTTTTAAGACCTTTTGTTTAGAAAGATAATCACCCATTCCAAATCCAGCGATAAATGTTGCTGCAATTAAAAGAGGGAAAATACGCATACTCATAATAATCTCCTTGTTATGCTTAGTTACCATGTATCGCTGCTCATAGCGATACGTTTCCACTTCTGACTAGCAGAAGAGCCATCTACACAGAAGTATGTATAGGTTGCATCAAATTTAACTTCACCCGTAGTACATGCCGTGTCGTCACTGCTGACAGTACCGAAGCTAATACGGTCGGCTACGATGGAGCCACCATTATACGCTTTAAAATCTCCGTCAAACTCAAGCTCGACTCCGGGGCCACGTCCAGTGTTACCGCTCTGGTAGTTTTGATTTGGGTTAGCACCTGCTGTCCACAGACCGGAAGGGGCATCACCTGTCGCCCAGTTACTACTAAAAAGCTCAAACCTAGTTTGGCTCACCTGCTGCTTGATTAGAGCAAAGGCCATATTAGCGCCAGCCTCAGATCCAGTACAGTACTCCCCTCCTACTTGGCTATAGTTAGGACACTCGGAATCGACCATGCATTTAGTAGCAGTGGTAACGCTACAGTTTCCAATACTCCACCTATTTTTAACTCTCGCATTGATGTTAGCTGCCGTTAACAAGTACTTGTTATTCGCAGTCGTATTGAAAGCCTGCCCCTGATAAACCAGCTTACCTAAGTTCTGTTCATCACGAGTCGGTATGCAGTCCCCATCTACAACACAAGAGAGGCCAGCATTCTGACCTGCTGAACAGATCTTACTACCTACAGAACCTGTACAGCTTACTGTTGTAGAATCGACAGCCCGCATACCGACGAACGGTAGGTTAGCATTAGGGTTAACCTCAAAGTCGTTAGTAGTGTAGGTAGCTCCCCCTTCGTAGGCTGCGAAAGCTGAGCCTAAATTCTCTCCGTTACGGACATTAAAGTAAGCTTCCTCGGTGGTATCATCTAAATCTAAAACAAATATCACACCATCATTGGTGAGAACCTGAAATGCTCCGTTGTTCGCCCTTATCTCAGGTGAAGCATCGTCAAGATATATGGTATCCGCATCAATTTTTACGTCGCCATCGCCGTTAGGTATAATACTTATATCTGCGTTAGTAGACGTAGTGGCGATAGTAACGTCACCGTCAGTGAAATTTAACGTATCAGTCTTAATACCAACATTACCTGTCCCATGTGGAGTAATGCTAATGTCCGCGTTACTAGCGGTGGTTTCAATAGTAACTGCTGTAGCTTTAGATACTTTGTCGGCAACAATAGAACCAGCATTCAACCTAGACAACACTCCAGCAGAGGTCATGGTGACACCGTTGGTCTTGTCGGGGCGTATCGTCATCCCTGCAACATGACCTATAGAGAATATCTCCTCGGCTGTGTTGCCATTATCATCTGCTGAGCCGGGAGTCTGCCCACCGTCATAAATAACGAACTCGTCGCCATTTGCATTGTTATTGTTATCTAGAAGCACAAGGAAATCGTTAGCTGTGGAGAGATTTACTGACGTACCAGCACTAGGCCACTGGAGTCCAAAGTTCGGGTTAGAACCTATGTAGCCACCTGCGCCTACAGTTAAACCGTAAGTACCGCTAACATCGGTGGCTTCAATCCTACCACCAGCAGTCCTTCTCGTCAGCCTGCCATTGGCATCCATTTGCACTCCAACGTTACCATTCGTGGTCCATTCTGAAGTACCGTCGCCTAATAGCTTAAACCTACTCGACTGAGTGTTTGTCCCTGTCCTAGTCGTCTGAATATCAAAATCACTGCCAGTAGCTGTAGTCGCATAGTTATCGGTAGCGGTTACTAAAATTCTGGCGCTCTCTTCATAAGCATCTGTAGTTTTATCAGCCCAGCCGTAAAAAATTAACTTACCTAGCTGATCGCCAGTATCAATGAAACCATCGCCAGCAGTCTTCTGCCTAAAGCGAATAAACGAAGCAGAGGCGTCTGCTGCATTTTGCGTCTCTAAGCTTAACATTACAGGAGATCCAGCAGCTTTTGTTATGTTAACGTCATTAGTAATAAACGTGTCACCACTGCCGTGAGGTACGATATTAATATTTCCGTTATTTAGAGTAGTCTCGATAGTTAAAGTGTTATTTTTAGAGACTTTGTCCGCAATAATGCTGCCAGTACCCCTCTTCTGGAGGTAACCGTCAACCGTCATCTCAACACCTTTACCAGCGGAGTCAGAAGTCCAGTAACTTGTACCACCAGCAAAGACACCAATGCGGTTTTGTAGAGAAGTACTTCCATTAGGGACAACTTTTAAGAAGAAGTTGGAGCGATGGTCGGAAGATGTCCACTCATCACTAGGAATCACACCCAGCTGCACCCCAGTATCAAAAGTAGTTCCGTTGTCGTCACTACCTCTAAAGTCTACAGTACCTAAAATGTCAGTTTCGTTTACTTGACGGCCAGTTGCACCTGCTAAACTAAGCAGTAGCCTGCCGCCGTATTCACCAGTTAAAGCATTCGTAGACAGGTGCCGCATATCAAAGTACGCAGGGTCAGCAGTCTTACTGTATACTATGTCACCAGTATTGTTTGGCTTTAGAAGAATACCGCCGTTACTACCTGTAGATTCTATAATCACATCGCCCAAAGCGTTAGTGACTTTATCAGCAACGATAGAACCACTGTTCTTACGTGCCATCGAACCACTGGAGTTCATTTGAACGCCGTTGCCTGAACCCGCAGCTGCGGGAGTCTGAAAGACGAATGACCCGTCTTCATTTAGCGCCATTACAACATTATTAGTAATGGTCGCTGAAGGGCCACCAGCCATAACTCTGAAGGTGCCGTACTCAGGCCCATTATTGGTGCGGTCAATTAATATGGAATGGTCTCCAAAAGATTCAATACGAGTACCTACATCGGAAGGTCCGCTAACAATACTTGCAAGACTGTCAGCAATTACCTTTCCTGCACCTCTCTTCTGAAGGTAGCCGTCTGTGGTCATCTCTACGCCGTTAACACCGCTATCTTTGGTGAGGTAACTACTACCATCACCTAATATCTTAAAGCGTGTCTCTAACGTGTTAGCACCGTCCCCAGTAAGGCCTAGAACAAAGTTACTACCTGCCTGAGAATCATTAAATGCCTGATTCGCGTCGAAACCTATAGTACCAGCTATTTTATTAGCCGCTGTACCCACATTCTCATAACCGTAAGAAGTAATGCGGCTCAACTGCTCTCCAGCAACTACTGAAGTGGTTCCATTCCTCTTCAGCATATTAAGAGTTGAAGGCGTGGTGGTACCTGCCAAATTACTAGTTAAAGCTAGCTGTACTGAAGTAGTGTCGTCATCAGTTACAACCATTGTGCCAGAGGCACCTACTTGACCAGTCGGGGTGGCTCCGTAAACTATAACTTGCCCTGTACCGTGAGGCGTAAGCTTAATGTCACCGTTACTGGCCGTAGTCTCGATGGTCAGTGCGCCGTTATTAGAAGCCTTATCCGCTACGATGGAGCCTGTACCTGCCTTGGCAAGTAAACCTGCACCAGTCATCGAAACACCATTAGTGCCGTCAGGCTTAATGGCAGCTAGATTTTGCCCGAAAGAAGCAATCAGCTTACTGTCACCCCCTGAAATCGCGTCAGCTTTGACATTAAAAGAGTGGGTGACCCCTCCACCACTATTATTAGAATCTACAAGGACATCCACATTGGTCGTTGACTGAAGAACCGGGGAATATGAAGTAGACTGGTTGAAAAGAAGTCCGTGGGAATCATCACGACCAATCCAGTGGGTAGCTGCTGATGGTGTGGTGTGAATAGTTTTTAGACCAACCGAGTTTACTATGACTGTACCTGTACCATTTGGATCAATGGTGAAGTTAGAGTTGGTCCCGGTAGCCACACTAACTGCGCCATCGGCTGTGACTGAAGAGTTCAGCTTATCAGCTTGAATGCTACCAGCGTTGTATGGAACTAACCTACCGTCTTGACGAAGGGCAACACCGGGACCGGGGTCTCCACCTGCCGGTTGTACTTGCTGGGTAGAAGAGCCTGCTGTCCAAATACCTGAATTAGAGGTAGCCGAACCTTCAAACCCGTATAAGACAAATCGAGTCTGCATATGCTGCTCTTTAGTAGTACGGATATAAAAATCCGTGCCTACTGAAGAGTTGGCGCAGTATTCACCAGACGGGCACTGAATATCGATAGTACACTTAGTTGCAGTGGTGGAACTACATGTACCTATAGTCCAATCCTCAGTAGCCTGAAACCCTATGAGACCGGTGTTAATAGAGGTCTTATCCCCAGCGCTTGTAGTACCCTGCCCATAAGCAGCAAGCTTCATTAAGTGCTGATTATCATCCGTCATACGACAGTCGGCAACAACGGTACAAGAGTCTCCTGCCCTCACCCCGTTTACACAACTACCACTAGTGCAAGCCACACCGGCAGTCGTGTCTTGGAACCTCGTTAGGAACAGCGGGTAGTTAGAGCTAGTACCGCCTTCTGCGAAGTCGCTAATCAAATACTGCGTACCGTTCTCATAAACAGCAGATATCGTACTATCTGTATCAGAACCTACAATAACGAAAGAAGCAGTTGAAGTATCATCGGTATCTAAATAAACAACGACTTGGTCCTTCGCTTTGAGCTTAAGATCGGCACCACTACCAGTAGCCTCCACGATGGTCTCCACGCCGTCACCAGAGACTTTATCGGCTACAACAGACCCGGTACCTCTCTTCTGAAGGATACCAGCGGTGGTCATTTCTACACCGTTGACATTATTGTCTATAGACCAAGTGCTCGACCTGTCACCATTTATAACAAAACGAGACTGCGTCGTGTTACTACCATTTGGATTTACTAGGAGGTGAAGGTCTGTACCGCCAACGGTCGAGGACCAAGTCTGTGAAGCTTGCGCCCATATTGCGGCCCCCGCATCGGCACCACTATTAGAAGTAGCTCCCGTAAAACTAATTAAGCCTAAATAATCATCGTTATCTGTAGCGGCAGTACGAGCACCTAAAGCAGATCCGACGAATGTGCCAATTTCTAGCTTTGCAATAGCAGCGTTAGCAGTAGTGCTAGGGTCAGGGGCTACGTGGTTCAGAGCTAAAGAGCCATTAGTACCTGAGTTAAGGTCAGTACTAATAGTTGTTTTATACCCTCTGTAGTTATCACCAATCTGTATCTGCTCTTTATTTGCTTGCGATAATTTAAATACGGACCCTGTACCGTCAGCATTACTTGTACCACCAATAGTTAAGTCACTACCAGCAGCCGTTCCCCCGTAAATAGCAGTAGCGCCTGAAACACTGCCAGATAAAGCGTCGGCTACGATAGAACCACTGTTCTGCTTCGTCAGGATTCCAGCATTGCTCATCACAATGCCGTTGCCGCCAGTAGATGAAGAATTTGGCACTTGAGCAGTAAAACGGCCATCAGTAGCAACCGTAAGGACATAATCCT